CTCGTTTTAGATAAAGGGTTCCATCCATGTCCTCTACGGCCATGGGGATTTGGCTTAGTTCTCGCTATTCCAGGGGGTCTATCAAAGTTACTACATAAACTACTATGATCGGGTCTATCCCATCCAAGGCCATGGACCTGATAATTACGATATCCATGCTTAGTAGGCATAACACCAGTAACAATCGAGTTCACACCATAAGTAACAGCAGGATAGTTTCCACACAACATTGCTAACATATGTTTAGGTATATTAAATAACATTTTTGTAAACTTTCCACATTCACGTTTCAAAGTCAATAAATCATACCAATGAACTTCATCAATCGATCTAGCACTCACATCCAATCTCATAGCCATTTCCTTTGCAACCTTAAACAAATTCGTCTCATTCGGAACATTTGGTAAATCACTAAAATAATCAGGCATAACTTGACGTTTAGCCTCATAATATTTATTCAATCTATGATTATAAGAATGCATAGATCGTTCTAAAAATCTTTCATACGCAGTTTCCATAACAACTTTCAATTCATCCCAATGCATCCATTCAGACCATCGAGTATACATATCCTTAGGGGTATTTGCAACTTTAAAAAGTAAGTGATTATAATTTTTCATACATTCAGTTGGTAAATTCTCAGCAACGTGTTTATCAATCACATATTCAGGCCACATTTCTTTAATCTTTTCATGATTCAAAACAGCTTTTATCAACAAGTGTCTGCGTCTCCACAAAGCTTGTTGTTTCAAAACTGCTTTAACATGCGGAAAAGCTTCATTCGAAGTTGTAAACAGAAAATATGGTTCATACAATCTATCTTTATCTTTCAAATCAGCCATAGGAGGACACAAAGGTGTAGGCGACATTACTGAAAAATAAGCAGCCAATTGAGCTTCTAGAAAAGTGTCAGTTTGTAACTGAAAAGCATCATCTATCCACAAAACAGGCTGTTTATCACATCTACTCCAGTATTTATCTGATGGGTTCAAACACAACGTCTTTTCTCCTTCAAAGTCAATTTGACCTTTCAAAATCAATAGCGTTGACATTTCTTCCACGATAAAGGATTTACCTATACCTGGAGCACCATCAATCCATACTCCAAACGTTTCTCGTCTAACATTACCATTCTTTCCATTCATAACACAGGAAGAATGCAATCTATTGATAGCATTCAATTGACGCATCAACACAGCATTATTCACAGTATTTGTTGTTTTAGAAATCACACTTTTAGCAATCAACTCACCAATCATATGCGCCAAAAACACTCTATCACTCAAATATGTATCACCCAAAATTTTGGTAGACATGCCGGGACTCGTTAAATACGACACTTCATTACACCACGTTTTAATAAACGTACCATTATAAACCATCATAGATTCGGGGTCTTTTTCTTGTATATTTTTCCAAAAGCATAAGGATCTAAATATTCTCTTAATCACCTCTAAATGTAACTTAAAGAATCCAGTCAAACTATTTGAAGTCATTGTAAAACCTCTTAAATCTTTCGAAATTGATTCAGCTATTTGATCTCCGCTTTTCTTCCTATAAGTAGTTAAACCAATAAGGGTAGCACACGAAGAAATTATCAAACTCCAAAATTCGGCAACGTTTTCTGTAAACAGACCATCGTCAGAATTATGTTCAGCAGTAACACCAGAATCCGGTTGAGGGGTGGTACTGGTAACATTTTCATATATACCAAATATGGAGGAACAAATAGAAGTAAATAAACCAACAGCTTTAGAAATCAAATTAAAAGACAATATACCAATTTTAGCAAGCATACTTATTATAGACCATACCAATGTTTTCAATGAGGGGTTCATTAAACAGTGTCCCAACTGACTTATGAGGTCAGTTAGAACAACGTTTATATTAAAATCCAAATTTATATTAGCACTTTTCTTCACTTTTGCAATAATCTCTTGTAGAGCTTCACCAATAGAATTGGTTACATCTCCAATTTGAGATCTTACATCAGCGGCAACAGATGCGACTTGTCCCTCAACTTCTTTAACTATAGGTTCTATAACATTAGTTTTCACTGTTTTTCCAACCATACTAGATAACATTTCATGTCTTGCATCAGTAACTAAATAAGGTCTATAAGGTCCAGGATTGGGTTCGATTCCCTCACGCAACAATTTATTCTTTTCAAACAAACCAGGTGCGGTAGGATTCAAATAAAGATTAAAAGTCATAGGGGGAAATCCTTGAAATACATAGGGACAAAAATCATCTCCAACTTTACTAAAAACATTAATCACATAATTTCCAGGTATAGCAGTAGCAGTATTGGTATTAACACCAACCATTATACTTCCCATATCTGATGAAATTCGTTGATCAGTATCAAGAGTTTCTTCTATCGTCGTTTGCAACAAATTCATTTGATTAGGATTATACCATGGGATTTCAACATTCAAAATCTGATTAACAGATAAAGTCAATATATCCATAGGATTCGAATGAGTCATAATAGGGGTTCTACGTCCAATAACAGGAAAGTTAATGGATGTAGGTCCAATCTTATCAGAAGAATCATACTGCACCCAGGCATACGCACCAGGCAGATATGGCATAATTATTCGGTATCTCATGCTTCCACGATAATATCGATATCCAGATAACAAAATTTTTGTATGTGAAGATCGATTAATCAAATCAAATTGATCCGTTCGATCAGGTCTTGGGGGTACAGGGGTCACTTTCAATTTAAACAAAGCATTAGGATATTTATTGCTCGAATTATCAGTATAGATAAAATCTTCAAAATGAATTGGTCGTCGCAACAAATCTTTCACATTTCCAAAATCTTCACCAAAACTTCCCATACCCCATCCATTAGTAGCATAATGTTGAACACTTGTCACAATATTGGGGGCATTTTCACGCTCACTCATTTCATGACGAGCATCAGTTACAATCAGAGTTTCAGGGGGATCACCTTGAGTCCATACTATGGTCCAAGTTGATACATTCGGGAACAAATATCCATTAGAACTAGCAAACGGCGATCCAGGTATAGCAGCCAAAGCAGTTCTATCTGAATCAGCATCAGTATAAGGCAAAGCGTTCAAAACAGTCTCAATTGCGTTTCTAGCAACAATAGACTGATTAATACCATACATAACAATATTAAAACCATCACCAGGACTTGCTAGTTGTCGCAAAGCCAACCAATATTCAGCTGCATGATTTCCATCAGAAGCTTGTATTATTGGAACAGGAGTACCACGAACCATAAATGAATTTGCAGGAAATACGGAACTCCAGGTCATATACTGTGTGCCAATATTCAAGATAAAGGGAGATAAATCTCCCCAACCCAATATTTCACCAATAGGAAAACTCAGTAATCTTTGTCCAAACTGTAACGGGGTCAAAATCAAATTGGGATCGAGTACAAGGTATGCATCATCTGGTTCAACCAACGCAGGTTGAGTCAGATTAGCACACTCAAAACCAGATCCAGCAGCCATATAAATATTCACAGCTATGGAAGAATTAACATTTTCAGGTTGTTGCAATCTTTGTAAAACATTGATCACAAAACAACCAGGCTTTCGAGAATCTTCCACAGATAAAGCTTTTCTATAAGGGCTATTATACCATTCAGCAGCATTAATAAAAGGGGTTTCGTAAGTAATTGACAAATTATTAGCATCCAATGAATAAGTTGTAAAGGCACTATTTCTAATCATCTCATTTGTAACAATAGTAGTGGGTGTAATTCCAGGAATATATCCCATTATCAAACCACCCAAATAAAATTTGTTAGCTACAAAATCCATACGATATTGCAATGGGCCACGATACAAATTAAATAGACTAGCAACAACTCCCACAGGTGGAACATATCTGCTTTCTCGCGATGGTATCACGGGATTAACAATATACTCATCAATAGGAGCTAGAGGAGAGCAAGGAATAATAAATAAAGTAGTACCAGCACTATTACTTTCGGACCATTCTATTTGTCGTAGAAGACCGAAAATTTGTGAAATTTGATTCAAACTCTCTATATTTTCCAATACATCTCCATGCACAGTTGAACCAACGGGATCTAATCTCACTGTCCTAATAGGTTCAGCAATATTAGTTCCGTTAGCCCAATTCTGAGTCGCATAGGGAATTACATAATCAGTTGGGGATACTATAGGAGGATTATCCATATTTTTCGATTTCTTACCTTTAACTACTCGAATTACACTTTCTGCAACACTAATACCAGTTCCAATCATACTCAATATGTCCATCTCGTGGCGAGCATCACCAACATTCAAACCCTCAAAACTCAAAGGAGCAAATAGTCCAATTGAACCATCTCGTTTTCCAGTAAATTCTGAATTTACAAAACGTACAAAAACAGCTACATCCACACTACTACTACCAGTTCCAACTCTAAGGGGGTTCAAAACTTGTACCAAAACATTCACCATATTCAAAAGAGATTGTTGACTAACATCATAATTATCTGATTTAATCTGAATAAAAGGTTGCCTATTAAAATAAGGAATCTTAAGAACAGCACTATTACTACCACCAGCGTTAACCAAAACATGATTAGTCTGGGAGGCGGTAAATACATTCTTTCTAAAATCTCCATTCGCATCGGCATCTAATTCATAAAAACTAGAAATTTGCAATTGTCCGGTCAAAAACATTTGCGCTTTAGTTTCCAATCTAACTTCCAAATCTCCTCTCCATAAATAATTCACATTAAATGGAATTAATGGAGGAGAATTAGCAGCTACATTCGAAGACAAGATATCACGAGGTAATCTATACTCACGCAACACGCCAGTCGAAGCAACTTCCCATACAAAAGAATCAATAAGATACCATTGTGAAGTCAAATTATCATAATTACCAATATTTTCAGTAGTCGTTCTCATTTGGTTTAAAACAATAGCATTAGTAGGAGTTCCTTCAGACTCTTCTGTTGTAGTTACAATATTCGTTTGTAAAGCTTTCAATGTTTCAGAAGTTTCTTCACCATGACTACCTTCAGTTGTCATTTCACTCATTTCGTGTCGTGCTTTAACGTTAATCAATTTAGCAATTATCAACTCCAATTCTTGTTCTCGAGATCGTCGTTCTTCAATTTCTATACGTAAATCTTGCATATCATGTATTGCTTCAACATCTTTCGCTTTAATATTTCGCATGATTTCAGCATAACATTCTTCATATGCAGCTTTCTTACTCAATCCGCGATGAACTGAACTAGAAACTTTCACATTACAATCGACATTTATTTTAATCAACCATTCCAACGAACCATCTTCTTGTACTATGGTTCTTTCAACTAAGGTAAGATCATAATAAGTAGGATTCTTACTAGCATAATTAACATATTCAACAGAAGCTGGACCAGGATTTGGTTCAACTCCTTGCATTATCAATAATGCCTTCTTAAAATCGGCATAACTCTTACAAATAGACATAATAGCTAAATCTTTCATCAAATCGTTAAGATATCTATAATAAGGTCTTGAAGCAATCTCAGCGGAATCACTTCTTCTAGAAACATCGTCTCCATAAAACTTATAACCACCAAAATTAAAAGCCAATTCAGCCATCATTCTTTTAGCAGTATTCAACGTAAAAGTCAAACAAACATTACGATCCTGATACAACCAATTTGGATCCTGATCTAAGATATTCATAATAGACATCAAATCAAATCGATCATCAAAATCGTCTTTAAAAGTTACTTGAAACTGTAAAGGATACTCACTATCGTAATAACCATGAGTAGAATCTCTATCAGTTTTAATATTCAACTTATAAACTCTTTGTTTAGGAAAATCTAAAAGTAAAGTTTCAAGAATAGGGGGAAATCTCAACCAATTTCTACCAATAGCTCTAAAAGCTAAAGACATCAAAGATTGAGGATTCTCATAATCTTCAAACAATTTCCAATCAGTAGGGAATTCAACATCATTTCGCCATATTATTGGCTGCCAATCATCAAGTACATCAACATCAATATCAAATAAATTATTTTCCGAAGCATTTTGTAAGGGATTCATATCAAATTCATGATTTGCTACTCCCGTGGTGAATAACTCCTAATATACTAAAATTAATTAGATAGTTCCCAAAGTGCAATTTCAGAGTTACCTTACTATCACATTTGGTTATAGGATTCATTTGTTAATTAAATAACAACCACAGTTTCACTTAAAAAATATACTACAATAGACAGTGCACGCACATGTGTCTTTCTATACAAAAAGTAGAAAGCGTAATCTAAGGTATTCAATTACGAAGAATCAAAACGAGTCGAGTTATTATCAAAATAAGTCGACCAATAAAATTAGGGTTACGTCGCTTTCGAATATAAATCAAAATCCATCATAATACATAACTAACATATGGAGGTTTATATTCTAAAATCTTAGATATATATTGAAAATCAATATATACCAGTGTGTAAAACTAAATCTTAAAACTATAAGGGGGATAATTATTGAAATTGAACCTAATAATCATTCGGTTCTTAAGAGCAAGTAAGTGAATACATAAGGTCATTACATATATTACAGGATTTTACTACAGTGAACACATATATTAACATATATATGTATGTTTCAAATAATCTCAAAAGAAATGCATGGTAAAAAC